TACCAGAGCGCATATACCGGCAAGAGTTCATGGCCGACTTCATTGACGACGCGGGCAGCGTATTCCGCCGCGTGATGGATTGCGTGAGTGACGACATTCCCGAGGGGGTGCAGGATGGACACGAGTACGTCATCGGAGTTGACTGGGGAAAGCACGAGGACTTTACGGTGTTCTGTGTGCTCGACAGCACTGACGGGCGCTGCGTATCACTTCAACGCCACCGTCGCGTCGATTACTCTCGACAGCGGGCTAGTCTGTCCGTCTTGTGCGATAGGTTTGCGCCACAATCCGTTGTGGCAGAACGAAACGCGATGGGTGAGCCAATCATCGAACAACTCCAAGCCGACGGCCTCCCCGTCCGACCATTCACGACAACCAACGCCAGCAAGGCGCAGGCAATTGAGGCGTTGGCCCTGGCATTCGAGCAGGGCGCTATAACGATCCCCAACGACCCGGTGCTGATTGGCGAGTTGCAGGCGTTCAGCGCCAAGCGGCTCCCGTCCGGTATGCTGCGGTACGAGGCACCGGCCGGAATGCACGACGATTGCGTGATGGCGCTGGCGCTGGCGTGGCACGGCGGGGCGCGGGTTTTGGAAGGGCCGTTGATGGCATGAGTGGAATCGTGAGCGACTGGAGACAAACGCTGCCAAAGGTGTCAGCCGGAACCACCGGGATAGGCGAAGGCCGAGTCTCGGAGAGAAGGGGCGCGGTGCCGAATCCCCTTGGCGGCAGAGTACCGACGCGAAAGCGGGGGCGGTCATACAATAGTCTCTAGTAGGGGCACCACGTAACCTTTTTGGTTTGGCCTATGAATAGAATCCAGCGTTTTGTTTTGGAATCGTTGAACGTCCGCGAGTGGATCGTCGGGCCGGGTAGCGTCTCGGCGTCTGATGAGGCGTTCGGCAAGGATGCCGACGAATGGGCACCCGGCGAATACGGCAACTACATCGCCACGTCCAACCACGTCTACGCGATGGTCACGCACCGCGCCGAATTGCTGGCGATGTTGCCGCTGATGGCGTATACCGTGGACGGGCAAGGCGACCGCACCGAGGATACCACGTCGCCCCTGGCGCAGATACTCGACACGCCCAACCCGTTCTATGACGGGACGTGGTTGCGTGAGATCACGCAGATGGACCTGGACCTATGGGGCCGGTGGTTCTGGTTCCTGGAGGGCGTCAGCAGCGACACAAGCCCGCCACGCGAAATGTACCGCGCCAAGCCGACGCTGGTCAGCGTGGTGCCGAGCGCAACCGAATACATCGCCGGGTACTTGCTGACACCGGAGGACGGCGGCGAGCCGATCCCGTTTGCACCGCACGAGGTGATATACGGTCGATACCCGAACCCGCTTGACGAACTGGCGGGCCTGTCACCAATCGCAGCAGCACGGCTGGCGGCTGACACTGGCACGGCCGCACTCAAGCACAACAAGCGCATATTCGACCAGGGCACTATGGCGGCTGGCATCGTGTCGCCACCGGAAGGCGATACGTGGACCGTCGAGCAAGTCAAGGAGTTGGAGCGCGACTTCAACCGGCGATTGAAGGGCGTTGACAAGGCTCACCGCTGGGGATTCTTCAGGCAGCGTGTGGACGCGCAACAACTAGGCTGGTCGCCCAAGGATGCCGAACACCTGGAAACGATGCGCTACAGCTTGGAGGAAGTCGCACGCGCGTACCGCTATCCGCTGGACTTGCTACGCGGCGAGGTGACTTTCGAGAACCAAGACGCGAGCATGCGGCGGCTGTACACGATGGGCATTATCCCGGCCGCATGGCGAATGGAGCGCACGTTGCAGCGGCATCTTGCGCCGCGATATGGCACCAATCGGTTGATAGCCCATGATACAAGCGGCATCGAGGCGTTGCAAGAGAACCGCGCCGAGTTGGTGCAGCAGATAACGATGTTGGCCGATAAGGGCGTGCCGCTGAACAAGCTGTTATCGGAGTTCATGCCGCACCTGCTACCGGAAGGCGGTGACGGCTATGCATGGGGCGACGTGGCATGGCTGCAAGCGAGCATGGTGCCGATTAGCGGCCCGGAGATCGTGGTTGCGCCGCCCGGCACGGTTGCAGTCGGTGACGTGGCGGAACCTGGCTCGCCCGCCGATGTTGAGCAAGACGAAGACGCCATTGAGGCAGGACCGCAGGATGACGGGGGCGGGCGCGAAACCGCCCCCATGCGGCACCGCTCCGAGTTTGACGACGCCGAACACCGCGAGCATTGGGAACGGCTGACGAAATCGACCGACCCGCTAGAACGCGAGTTTGCCGAGTTGGTTCGTGGGCTGTTCCGGCAGCAGCAGGCGTCGGTGCTGGACAAATTGAGCAACCGGGCGCTGACGCTTTCGGAAACCGGGGCAACGTCGCTTCGGCTGTTGCCCGCTGAACTCGATGACGTATGGGATATGGCGCGTTGGATTGCGCTATTCCGCAGCAAGGCGCGGCCCAGTATTCGCAAGATCGTCAAGGTGGCCGCAAAGGACTTAGGGTTCCCGTTGCCGTCGTCACCGGCGGCCAACTTCATCGAGAAGCGGACGCAGCGATTCGCCAAGGAAGTAAACGGCACGACGTGGCGGCTGTTGCGTGCGTCGCTGTCGGACGGCATTGACGGCGGCGAGAGCGTACCCGAATTGTCGAAGCGGGTCGAGGCCGTTATGGGAACGCGCATCCAGTCGAGTGCTGAGACGATAGCACGCACTGAGGTTATGGGCGCGTACAATGGCGGCGGGCTGATTGCGGCAGAAGAAGCCGGAGCAAAGTACAAAAAGTGGATGACCGCACGCGACAGCAGGGTGAGGCCCGGCGATGACTTGTCGGCGAAGCAAAAGGCCAGATCGGCGAATCACCGCAAATTACACGGCGTCGTCAAGTCGTTTGGCGAGGATTTTCAGGGCGTGTACGGCCATGGTCCAGGACCGGGGCAGATGGGCGATGGGCGCGAGGACATCAACTGTCGCTGCTCCCTGCGGTATGCGCGTGACCCTGACCTATTCTAGGAGCGTTGAATGTACTTTCTCAGAGCGATACGCGAGGACACGAACACTGACGGCCCGATGACGTTTGTCGCGTCAACGGCGGGCGTCAAGCGTGACGGGTTGGAAATCCACCAGGACAAGTGGCGGCTCGACAACTACGAGGCGAACCCCGTTGTGTTGTGGGCGCACGATTATTCGTCGCCGCCAATTGGCCGGGCCGAGGTTCGCATTGATGGCGACCGGCTGATGGCAGACGTGACATTTGACCCCGAGGACGACTTTGCCCAACAGGTGCGCGGGAAATACACGCGCGGATTCCTGAATGCCGTTTCGGTCGGCTGGTCCGACATTGACGTTGATGACGACGTAGAACACGAGTTGCTCGACATATCCGCCGTGCCGGTGCCGGGGGATCCTGACGCGCTGGCCGAACGGCAGCGGACAGCGTTTATTCAGTTGCGTGACGAAATAGACGAAGCGGTTGACAGCGACTGGACCGTAAAGACGTATGCCCGTGGCGAGTTGCTATGGGTCGATCATTTGGAAGAACCCGCCGAGCCGGTAGAGGACCGATGGGCAGACGTAGCCGCCGCGATGGTGGCTGTGTTCGCACCACGATCTGACGACGCCGAACGCGAGGCGGAGTACAACGCGCTATTGCCGAAGTATCGACGGCTAGGGAAGACGGCCCCCGAGTGGATGCCGTCTGACGATCTGGCCGAACTCGACGCGGACAACTGGCGCGGTTTGTTCTTGGAAGGCGAACTCGAAACGCTGACGCCGTGGTGGATGGATGCCGATGCGCGGGCCGGTGCGGTGCTGAACGCACGCAACAAAGCCGACTTGCGCAAAGCGGCCGACCTCATCATGGGCGTGCTGAAATCAGCGGACAAGGGTGAGCCGGATGAGGACGAAGAACGGGCGGTAAACACAACCGTCACTGTCGGCGGCTCGATGATTGAGCGATTTTGGCAGACCATCAACGAGCCGGACGCCGACGAACTCGAACTTAGAACCTATTTGGAGGCTTTGAAAGATGAGTGACGAACTGCCGGTTGCTGGTAGCGAGAGCAACACCGCCGCAACCACAACCCAGAAAGAGGAGTTGATCCAGGCAATTGCCGAGCGCGTCGTGGCCAACGGTGGCGACGTGTTGGAGCGCAAGATTGCCGACATGGTAGAGAACCACTTTGTGAGCCTGGCCACGGACGATGAGTTCGTTCGCAAGGTTCGCTTTGGTTCGCCCGATCCGATGGGCGGCAAGTTCCGTGATCTGGACGCGGGCGACGTGGAGTTCCTTGGTTCGCTGGTGGACAATCCGAGCCAGGAGCTACGGAACGCGCTACCGGAGGCGTACCGCAAGGTTGAGTCGGAGATGGACCTGTCAGACCGGCTGACCATCCGTGAGACGCGCGCAGGCCGTCGCCTTGACGGCACCGACACATTCGGGCGCGGCGTGGCAATGGACACCGCCGAGAGCGGGTACGGTTCGCAGCTAATCGGCGCGCAGTACGTCGGCTCACTGTGGCAGGCAAGCCGCAAGAGTGCGCGCGTGTATCCGTTGATTCAGTCGTTCAACATGACGGCACCGACCGCGTATCTGCCGGTTGAGGTTGATTTCCCGACCGTGTACTTGCTCAGTGAGAACACGGCGGGGCCGGGCACGGCCTATACGGCAGTCAACACCGGGTCGAATCGCGTGACGGTGACGGCCAAGAAACTCGGGTTCGTGCAGTACTGGTCCGGCGAGATGGAAGAGGATTC